TAATGAAGTAGAAGTTACACATACAGCAGGCGAAGGATCGTCAGCTACAGTCGGATTGCCTGATAGTGTCTCAATCACAAGTAATCTTACACTAGGGGGATATCTTGCAGGCCCTACAAGTTTTACAATAGACCCGTCAACAGTAGGTGATGATACTGGTACAGTTATTATTGCCGGTAACTTAACAGTTAACGGTACAACAACACAGGTAAATTCTACAACTGTTAATATTGCAGATAATAACATACTTCTTAATTCTAATCACTCAGGTCCACCCACTGCAAATGCAGGAATAACAGTTGAAAGAGGCTCAGTAGTAGATGCATTATTGCAATGGAACGAAGGAAGTGATTATTGGGAATTATCTGGACCAGGAACTACTACAGGAAGAATACTTACAACAGGTGACGAAGGCACAGGCAATGGATTAGATGCTGATACACTAGATAGTCAAGAAGGTACTTATTACTTAGACCATACTAATTTTACTAACGTGCCAGATCCTGTGGTAACTGTAACACTTACAGGAGCAGTAACAGGCACCGCAACTGCTACATTAACTAATTTAGGTAATGCAACAGCAACGGTTGCTACAACTGCTACTAGTGATCCAACACTAACTCTTAGTGGTGATGTATCTGGTTCAGCTACTTTTACTAACTTAGGCAATGCTACTCTTACTGCTACTGTAGCAAATGATAGTCATACTCACGCTTTCAATAATCTTACGAGTAAGACAAGCGGTACTGGAGATTATGCTACAACAGGCGATTTACAGTCTGGTAAAGGAAGCGGCGGTGTAGCAATGACCATTAATGACGGTTATGGTAATGCTAACTTAACATTTAATCATAGGAACGGGACACCAGAACAAGCCGGTAATGCTGCTAGAATAGAAGTTAACACTGATAGTACTTCAGGTGCTAGTATGAATTTTGAAGTTAAGTCAAATGTCGCAGCTAACAGTGCTATCCAAACAACTACAATTCTTAATTTAGCAGAAACAAATTCAACCTTTTCTACAAACTTATTGCCTTCTGCAAATAACACTAAAAATTTAGGAGCATCTGGAACAGTATGGAATACAGTTTATGCTACGTTGTTTAATGGTACAGCACTTGAGGCATACTATGCTGACCTTGCTGAAAATTATCTAGGTGATAAAAAATACGAACCAGGTACAGTAGTTGTGTTTGGCGGTTCGGAAGAAGTTACTACAACAGATCAAAAAGGTAATTTTAGAATTGCCGGAGTTGTATCAACCGATGCTGCTTACTTAATGAACAGTGGTCTTGAAGGCGACACAGTAATGCCAATAGCACTTCAGGGTCGAGTACCATGCAAAGTTATAGGCAAAGTTGAAAAGGGAGATATGTTAGTTACTAGTGCAATTTCAGGATATGCAATGGTTGACAATAGACCAAGTGTAGGTACTGTAATAGGTAAAGCAGTTGGTACTAAGGATACTAGTGATAAAGGTGTAGTTGAAGTTGTAGTAGGTAGATCCTAAAAGAGCTCGATCATTTTAAAAACTGTTTCTAACTTAGCCCTATTAATTTTACTATTAAGAGTATTACGCAAGCCTTGGTGCAAAGGCTTTGGCCAGTGATTAAATTTTACCCAAGCATAACCAGTGTGTTCGCCATTTAGATTAGGTATAAACTCTTTCTCGATTACACAAAGATATGTATGAAATTGAAAATGCTTATCACTGCTAATAAATGTTTCTAATGGAATTGTTTTTTTAATAGTAGGCAAACTTCCTATCTCTTCTACTATTTCACGCTTTAAACCTTCCCACGGTGTTTCTGAACTTTCATTTGTTCCACCAACAATACCCCATTGATTATTTCTTTTACTGCCATTTCTATACAGCAATAAAAATCTATTTGTGTCTAATGTATAAAATAAAGCACCGCTACAGGTAATATCACTCGTCATACAAGTAATTATACTTCTAAGGAAAGTCTCCATGTTCCTACTGGATATTCACCATCAATGCTTAATAACCAAGATCCATCTGCATATCGATACTGTATACTTGTGTTTAAATTTGTTGTATAGGTAATTGTAGTTGACTCACTTGCATCAAACACAATAATCCATTTAGCGCCATCCCATTCTATTATATCGTTTGCACTAGCTACAAAGTTAGTATTATCATTATTCTTCCATGCCACTGCGCCTTCGACAGCACTAGTATTGCCAATATCGCCGAGTAATAGTAAACGAACTCCGGCGGCCTTTACTGTCGTAGGATTAAAGGTACTAGGATCAATAATAAAATCTACACTTGTTCTGCCACTAATAATAGTATCTTGAGGAAAACTATCCGAATCCCAAGAAATATTTAAAACTGTTTCGTTTAGAGGATTGAGGCTAATTGTACCTGTTGGTGTTGCTGATGAATCTTTATTATTCAGATATATTCTTGATATATCGGCTGTAAACTTACCAGGTTGGGTTTCAAATATATCATTCCAATTTATTGTACCTAAACTACCTTTATGTATTATTTTTGCGGTAGTACCTTCAACATAGATTGCATAATTTAAATAGTTTACATTAGCCATTTGGCTTGATATCTCTGTAACTGCTTTTCTGCCACTTGCTGTCTCTGTTACTCCAGCTGTAATTCCGTCATCGTATGCATTTACTTGAGGTTGAGTAATTCCAGATTCAATATCACCAGTAGTTTCATCAAATAAACTTGTAATAATATTTTGTATTACACCTAAACGTTTTACCTTTGCAGGTGGTGAAATATAGATTGGAATAATAAAACTAAGCGTAGCTATATCTACTTCACTTTCGATCCCTACTGGTACAGTTCTATTACTCCAGTTAATATTTTCTAATTCTAGTGTAGTAATACTTGTCCAGTCAATAAAATTATCTGTAGTCTGTAATTCTAGTGTAGGATTAAACCATACGCCGATTTGTTCTATAATTTGTAATTTTTGATCTGTATTACTTGTCCATACATCAACATTTGCTTTAAGTGTAAATGGAGTTGGCATTAAGCGTTCAACGGTATAATTTTTGCCTTGGGTATTAAGATATTCGTTTGCATTTTCATCAAACTCTCTTTCTTTAATATTGATTTTATTTACAAAAGATGGATCTTGTGTTCGTTCTCTATCTTGATCTAACCCTGTTATATAAACACTCATTCGTGGAACACTTGGTAATTTATTTTCAGAATTATCTCTAATTAAGTTTGCTACTTGTCTGGTCAAATCGCCATACATAACTGGCACAGTAGTTATTTTTCCTTTACCGTCCTTGACCGGAAAGTTGCTCATTATACGCATTAGCTGTGTAATATAGCGCCTAATTTGTCCATCATAAAAATGTTGCATTAATTATCTGCCTTTGGTTTTAGAGCTTTACTAACAGCTTGACGCTCGGGTATAGTATCGCCACCTATTGTGTTATTTGCACTATTATTAATAAATCCTGCTTTCAGCGTAGATCTTGTATTTGAATTTGTAAGTGTTTCACGTAAGTTATCTTCAACCTTAATCCACCTAGTTCCGTCAAATCTAAATAATCTATTAGGCATATAATCTGTTCTTAAAAAATAGTCTCCAGAATCGTTTGATCCTGGAAATGATATCCCGCTACCAAATGCACTACCGTTAGGAGTTTCTCCGTCACCATAATCAACAAGATAACCAGAGTATCCGTCTTTCTCTGGAGGACCACTTGTGGTAATGTCTCCACCGCCGTTAGGATTTTCTATTTGCTGTAAGTCAGCAGTTCCGTCAGCATTACGTGCTATTGTGTAAAAATGACTTGTTTCATATCCACTTAGTGGTGCTTCAACCTCTGCTTGAGCAATTACTGCATTGTTTATCTGCATTTCTTTTTCGTAAGTAGAAAGCAAGTCACGTAACGTGTTGCTACCTGGTTCTTCCTCATTAGCAGGTAGATCTAATATCTCACTGTATTCCTGACCGTCGTATATTTGTTTTAGTTTTAGTCTATATAAATGTGGATACCATGTATGACTAAATCCTTCTGAACCTCTACTTACGTCTTCGATTACATAAAATCGTTTTAGTGCAATATCATAATCGTTTAGTGCATACTCATCTTTTAAATGTGGCAACTCAATAACATCACCACTTAACGGTTTACGACCTATTGTTTTTACAATACTTCTAATATGCACAGTCATAAACAATGTATCGTTCGATAAGAACAATCCAAATTGACTTAAATCAAAATCAATGTCTTGTACATTATAAATTGCTCTGTGCGTGTACACATCTGGATCATATTTACGATCTCTGTTTTCAAGAAACAACAAATCTTGTATGTTAGTTTCCTTTACAGCATCGTATTGAGGCTGTACTGCATCTGCTTCACCCTCAGGTAAATTGTTTGATCCAAGATATTTATGGATATGAATGTCGGTTCCC